ATCCTTACGCTGAATTTCCAAGAGAAACATGGATTGTTGATCGTAAATCTTTGGAATCAAGAGAAATTGTATCATTTGAACTTAGTGCTTCTTTAGATTTAATTGGAGTGCGTGGACCTAAAAGACAATGCTTACGGTCTGAATTTCCTGGTGTAGGTACGTTTTTCGCATGATTTGGAAAAAAGCTGCATTACTACATGCCAAAGAAGAAAGCCCTAAAGAGTCTGTTGGTTTGGTTGTTTTAATAAAAGGTAAAGAACACTACAAGCGTTGTAATAATATTTCGGAAGAACCAACAATGACTTTTTTATTAGATCCTGATGACTATGCAAAATGGTCAGATAAAGGAACAATCATGTCTATTGTTCATTCCCATCCTGTTACTAATCCAACTCCAAGTGAAGCAGATTTAATTAGTTGTGAAGCAAGTAAACTTCCTTGGCATATTGTTAATCCAAATACTGAAATATGGGGAGAGTGCAAACCTAATGGATATAAAGCACCTTTACTAGGAAGACCTTGGTGTTGGAGCGTTTCTGATTGTTGGACTTTAGTAAGAGATTGGTATAAAGAAGAATTAGATGTTGTATTAAAAGATTGGGATCGACCTAGAACACCTACTGATTTTTTACAAAATCCTTTGTTTGAGTCTTTATCTGCCGAGGCAGGTTTTAGGGAATTAAGAACAGAAGAAGGATTTGAAAAAGGAGATGTCCTACTTATGTCTATGATGTACCCAGGACTAAACCATGTCGGAGTCTACATTCCACAACAAAAAGTGTTGCATCATTGTGCTGGCAGACTAAGCACAGAAGACTTATTAGACGAATGGCTCCTAAAATGTACTGGTAAGAGGTATCGTTATGCTCCGCAAAGTTAAACTTTACGGTCCACTAGCTGATTTTGTAGTGGAACGTGGTGGTAAAAAAATAATGGAAGCTGATATAGACACACCTGCTGAAGCGATTAGGTTTTTAGTTGGTAATTGGCCTGAACTTCATAGTCACATGGCAGAACAATATTACACAATAAGTACTGGAGGTTTTGACGTAGAGCAAGAAGAATTGCATTACCCAGCTAGTAATGAAGTAAAAATTATTCCTGTAATAGGAGGGGCTGGAGGAAATATAGGTCGTATTATTATAGGAGCAACTTTAATTGCACTTGCTTTTACTACAGGTGGAGCATCTTTAGCAGGTTTGTCGACTGGTACTGCTTTCTCAAAGGCAGCTTGGTGGGCTGCTAATGCTGCTTACTTAGGAGGAGCATTAGTTCTTGGTGGAGTAGCGGGTCTTCTTAATCCTTTGCCTAAAAATCCAGAGTTTGAACAAGATCCAAAATTATCTTATTCATTTGGAGGGGTGCAAAATACAACCAGAGCTGGAACTCCAGTTCCGATAGTTTACGGAGAAATTTTTACAGGATCAGTCATAATTAGCGCAGCAGTTGATACTGAACAGGTGGTAGTCGAATGACAAAGCAAATAAAAGGCTCTGGTGGTGGTAGAAGAAGACCTCCTGCTCCTGTCAGAGAGAAAGACACCCTTGACTCAAGGCAATTTGCAACGATCCAAGATTTAGTTTCTGAAGGTGAAATAGAAGGTTTTCCTTCGGCAAAAGCTTATGCAAGAGACTCAGCTAATTACAATAAAGCTGCTTTAAAAGATATTTATTTTGATAAGACACCTGTTGTAAGAAAAGAAGCTGACGTAACAAATATCCAAGAAGGTGATTATAACTTTAAAGATGTTGAATTTACTCCTAGATATGGAACGTCAATTCAAACTCATATTGCAGGTTTAAAAGATAGCGTTGGAAGTCCTGATTCAAGTGGTCTAGGAGTAGTTGTTACGAAATCTGGGGGTGGGGTTGCTAAAAGTATTTTAGCGGGATCAGGAGGTGCGCTTGATCCAGATGCTGTAAGGGTTACGTTGACATGGCCTCAATTACAGGAAGCAGAAGACGATGGGGATTTAAGAGGGTCAACTGTTGAATTAAAAATTCAAAGACAATATAACGGAGGTGCTTATGCGGATGTAATTTCTGACAAGATTACTGGAAGAACAGGCGATCCATACCAAAAAGATTATCTAGTTAATTTAGACCATACGGCAATAGTTACTGGTCAAAGCACTATTTTTCCCGTTTCAATCAAAGTTGTAAGAGTTACAGATGATAGTGATAATGAATTGTTAGTAGATGCTTTTAATTTTACAAGTATTACAACTATTATTGATGACAAACAAAGATATTTAAATTCCGCTTATTTTGCACTTAGGGTTGATAGTAAACAGTTTTCAAGTATTCCTCAAAGAGCATATCGTCTTAGAGGAATAAAGATAAGATTACCTAACAATGCAACTGTAGACTCAAATACTGGAAGAGTTACTTATTCTGGGGCATGGACTGGTACGTTTGGAGCAGCTCAATGGTGTAGTTGTCCTGCTTGGATACTTTACGACTTATTAACATCTGAAAGATACGGCTTTGGAACACAATTATTAACTGATGCAGAAAAAAGTAGTTTTAACGGTAATGCTTCTAGGCTTGATAAGTTTTCTTTTTATGCTGCAAGTGTTTATGCAAACGAACTTGTGGATGATGGGTTTAATGGACAAGAAGCAAGATTTAGCTGCAATGTTTCTATTCAAAGTCCAACAGAAGCATTTGACTTAATTAATGAATTAGCAGGTGTAATGAGATGTATGCCTTTCTGGGGAGCAGGTTCAATAACAGTGTCGCAAGATAAACCAACTTCCACTTCTTATTTATTTAATTTATCAAATGTTGATCCCGCAGGTTTTACATATAGCGGTACAAGTTTAAAAACTAGACATACGGTTTTTGTAGTTGCTTATTTCAATATGGATTCTATTGATATTGATTATGAGACTTATGAAGATACTGCAAATATTGCAAAGTGGGGATCAATAGTAAAACAAGTTAAAGCATTTGCTTGTACTTCAAGAGGACAGGCTCAACGTCTTGCAAAATATTTAGCGTTTACAGAACAAAGAGAAGCAGAAGTTATTACATTTAAAACATCAATAGACAGTGGAACGATTGTTAGGCCAGGAATGGTAATAAGTGTGATAGATCCTGTCAGAAGTGGTATAAGAAGAGGAGGCAAGATTACTGCTGCATCAACAACTGTCATTACTGTTGATAATGAAACTGAAACAGCTTTAACTGATCAGTTTTCTGCCAAATTAAGCGTTGTCCTTTCTAGCGGATTAACAGAATACCGCCCTGTCATTGACGTTACAGGCAAGGCTATAACGGTTGCAACTGCTTTTAGTCAGGCTCCAGCAGTAGGTAGTACTTGGTTATTAGAAAATTCAAGTCCTGACCCTAATGATCCTACTTGTGAAGCAGAAACTTGGAGAGTTTTATCTGTTACAGAAGAGGATCAAGGGGCTAATTTTGTAATTACGGCTTCTCCTTATATACCAGGTAAATATGACAATATTGAACAAGGAATAGCATTACCTGAGAGAAAACTTTCTGTTTTAAGTAGTCCTGCTTCTCCTCCTTCTGGGTTGAATGCACATGAAAGACTTGTTGTTATTAATGGAAAGGCAGTTTCAAAAATATTTATTACGTGGGAACCTGTTATTGGTGTTGTTCAATATCAATTACAGTATAGGTATCAACAAGCAACTTGGTACACACATACAGTAACAACTTGTTCTTTTGAGATAGAAAATAGCCAAGTTGGTTTATATGAAATTAAAGTAGCTTCTTTTAATATTAATTTATCACCTTCTAATTTAACGAAGGATATTTCATTTGCAGCTCAAGGTAAAACAACTAAACCTAATAATGTTGAAAATCTTTCACTTGAAGGTATTACTGTAAATTCAGCACGATTGACTTGGGATAAATCAGTTGACGCTGATGTTATTCATGGAGGAAGTGTTCATATAAGACATTCTTCTTTAACGACTGGAAGTGGAACTTGGGCTAATTCAGTTGATTTAATTAATGCCTTACCAGGGAACAGCACACAAGCTATTGTTCCTTTAATGTCTGGAGAATATATTGCGAAATTTGCTGATGATACAGATAATTTTAGTGCTGGAGAAACTAGTATTATTGTTACGGCTCCTGTTGTTGAAGAGTTATTAGTAGGTCTTGCACAAAGAGAACATGTAAGTAATTTCCCCGGTAGTAAGACGAATACAGTTTACAATAGTACTTATGATGCCTTAATACTTACAGACCCAAGTTCTCCAACCACTAAAACAGGAACATATAGTCAGTCTAGTACTACTATTACTATTACAATTACATCTCATGGTGTAAGTGTTGGAAATATATTTACTTGCAATTTTCTTACTGGAACAGCAGATAGCGATTTAAAAAGTATAAAGTCAAAAAGTGGAGAATACATAGTCGCTTCTGTTGCCAATGCAAATACTTTTACAGTTACGGCAGCGAATAGTATTACAACTTCAGGTACTGTTTCTATTGTTATTGGATTAATAGGAACTTATGAGTTCCAAAATGTTTTAGATCTTCAAGGAATATACAGTGTTGACTTAGAAAGAATTTTTGCAACCAGAGGTTTATATCCTTCAGAGTTAATTGATGATAGGACAGCACTTATTGAAACGTGGGAAGATTTCGATGGCACAATTCCAGATAAAGTTAATGCTGTTTTAGAGGTTTCAACCTCTACAGATGCTTCTAATTATGGAGATTTCGTTCCTTTTGCTAATGGAACGTTTAGAGGTAGGGCTTTTAAATTTAGATCAAAATTATTAACAACAGATTCGGCTCAAAATATTCTTGTTGATCAACTTGGTTACTTTCTTAAGTTTATGAGAAGGACAGAACAACAGGATCACACTAATCCGTCTAGTCCTGTTTCTGTTATTGATAGTGGTACTAGCGCAAGTGGTAAAATAGTAAAATTTGGAGCAGGATTTTTTACTGGTACTACTGTTGTTGGAGGAAGTACAACAGCTTATTTGCCTAGTATTGCTATTACGGCACAAAATATGGGAGGAGGAGAGTATTTTACAATCTCAGGTGTAACAGGAGAGCAGTTCACAATTATATTCAAAAATAGTAGTAACAGTCCTGTTGATAGAAAATTTTCGTATATGGCTGTAGGATTCGGTAGAGCAGGTTAAACTATTTAAAAAACAAAGATAAGATGGCAACACATGATTTAGTTATTGAAAATCAATCGGGTTCTGCTGTTAGAGGAGATCTTAATAGTGCTTTAAGTGCATTAGCAAGGCATCAAAGCTACGGCTCTGCCGTTCCTGCTGACGATAGTTTTGCGTATCAGTTTCAGGTAAGAACAGACGTTAATAAGTTATACATGCGAGATGCAACAAGCGATACTACATGGCATGAAATAGGAGATGTAGGAGTAGCAAATTTAGGTTTAGCAAAGTTAGCTAGTCCTACATTTACAGGTGTTGTAGAAATAGCAAATGGGACAAATGGCGCACCAGCTATAACGTTTGACTCAGATACAGATACGGGTCTATATAGATCAGCTTCTAATGTTTTAGGTATATCTGCAAACGGAACTGCTTGTCATTTATTTAAATCAACAGCTAGTGAACCTCAAGTTCCTGTAAGAGTTCAAAACGGAACATCCGCAGCTCCATCATATAGCTTTGCTACAGATACAAACACAGGATTTTATCTTTCTAGTGCAGATACTTTAACCTTTACCATAGGAGGAAGTATAAAAGCGTGGTTTAATTCGTTAGGTTTAAATATAGAAGGAAGTAATCAGATACTTCTTTTTGATGATAATAATGATAATTATATTGCTCTTAAAGCTCCTTCTGTCCTTAATGCTGATTTAAATTTTCAACTTCCTAATAGCAACGGAACTAACCATGGGCTTTTGCAAACAGACGGTTCTGGAAACACAAGTTGGGTAAAGACCTTAAGCATCGATCATGCTGAAATAATTTCTGGAACCAGTGGGG